TGGTAATAGCGAAGAGGTGCACCTCAGAGAGGTAGACATCATCCTCATTAGAGAAGTGCTGACTGCCTTCATGTGTAAATTAGGGGGCGTAGAACACCCCCTAAAGAACCTCGCTGATGCCGTAGTGCAGGACTTAAACGTCCACGACGGCGCTATAGACTATCGACTCAAGATCCCCGGCGAGCAACCCGAGAAGAAGACTTGAGGTGGCTGCGGTGTACGCGGACCCAGATGTGTCCGTTGTAGTACTCGTCGCTCAGTAGTACACCTCTGGTGAACTGCTCGTAAGCCTCCCAGTAGTTGCACTCGCCCTTAGACGCACACAAGTGAAGGACCTCGCGCTTAAACGAGGTCCTTTCTTTTTTGTCTACGTCAGCTATGAGTTCTAAGTTAGAGCCGTAGTACGTCTTCCAATCAGACTCGACGAGAGATCGCTTCTTTTTCTTCTTGACTACCTTCGTCTTCTTACTCCAGAAGAGCTTCTTACCGACGTACTTCTTACCAGTCTCGGTATCGGTTATGAGGTAGATGAATCCGTAGTTGTCGCCTATGATTTCCGGAGTCAGCGGGACTCCCCAATATAGCCACGGATTCTCGTACTCAGAATTCTCCACCGGTCTGATCGTCCCATTCTTCCTGGACTTCTTCTTCGACTAAGTCCTCTTCAGGATACTTCTCTAGATAGACCTCGTCGAATACCTCGTCGATCTCTAAACACTCATTTAGATTATCGCAGTCGTAGTTCTCGAAGATGTCGATGAGGGCGGAATAGACTTCCGCCCTGTACTGATCGTCCGACACGGTCTCCATTAGAGCCTCGATGACGTCGCCCATAATCCTTGAGCCTGTTGACCAACCCATTCATTCCTCCTTTAGACTAAGCAACCATCAGCAGTACCGACGCACGCGGCGGCACCCATGGTATCTACATCTATATACTTCTTCTCCACGAGGCTGCTCTCCCAGTCCACGTCTTGGACTAGGTTCTGCTGGATCTTCTCCCACTTGTGGAGGATGAACACGTCCTTGAGGCAGTACTCGGCCTGCTTGGCGTCGCCCTTGAAGTAGTTCTCCGCGAACTTCTTGAAGCGGCGAATCCAGTCCTTCTTCAGCAACAGGCTGGAGTCGTCGCTGCTTATGTCGATGCTCCTGTTCTGGGCAGTCATGCACGCCACCCAGAGGTTGTCGAACGCCTTGAGTCCGTCCACCACGAGGCCGGAGGCGAATACCGCACCAGTGCCGTAGGTCTTCACGATCTCTTTGGCGTCGATCACCTTCGTGTTCGGGGCCTGAGCGTAGTCCTTGTCACCGGTCATAGCGAGGAACGAGATGCCAGCGAAGTTGGCGCGATTCTCGTATACGTACTCGGCCACCTCGTCCCAGTCGTCCACGATGACTGTGTTAGACACGTTGTGACGGATGCCCTCGTCTGCGCAGAGCTTCTCGTCCGTGCCGGCGTTGACCCAGTGCTTCTGCGCCTTGGCGATCAGTTCGAGGTGCTTGATGCCGATGGTGTCGTCCTTGTACAGCGAGCCCTTCTTCGGTACGACCGGGAATGACACGACGTAGTCAGTCCTGCCGGCAGACCACACCGACTCCTCTACCATGTGCGGGTTCAGCTTCTTGATGAGACGCGCGACCTCTGTGTCCTTGTTCAGCTGGATGTTGCGAATGTACATGGGCGAGTGATCCGCGTGGATACCCGACGCAGTCATAAGAAGCACAGAAGCGTTGCCACTAGGTTTAACGCAAGTGGTCCTAGCAGCGGGATTAGTACCAATAAGAGCAGCCACAGTCCTATTTGTGGATCGTACTGTGGTGGCTCCGGCTTCGAGGATCTTTTCATCGAACAGCGTCCTCGGGTTGTTCATCCAACCCGTAATGGAGACGCCAAGCAGCGCCTCCCTATCGAAGATCTGCTTGCTCGTCTCGTCCAAGAACTTGAAGTTAGTGTAGCCGGCCTGGAGAGTTCCCAGGATGGACGCTGCCTTGCAGGCCCTCTGGAAAGTCTCTTCGTCGGAACACATTCCTCCGTTGATCTCAGTCAGGTTGCATCCCTGCCACCCCGACTTGCCGTCGATCTGCGGGTACATCCCGATTTCGACGCATGGATTAGTCGTGTGCTCGGTGGACTCGACGAATACGAAGCCGGGCTCACCGAACTGCTTGATGCTCTGCATCAATTGCATGAATTGCTCTTTGCTTGTGGTCTTTCGAACGATGACTGCGGAGTTGTTCGAGCGTCCACGCTGCGGATTATCGATGAACCAGTTGCCCGTCTTGGCCTTGGCCATCTCCTCGTCATCAGGGGAGAATAGGCAGATGGTCGCCGATCGACGCACACCACCCGACAACACGGCGTCGGCTGCGTGCATCACGATGTCGTACACGTGGACCGGCCTCATCTTCGCTTCCTTCTCAGACATGAGGACCATGCTGGTCAGGAGGTGCTCGATGCGGTCGAGTGCTCTGCGGAGAGGATCCGGTCCTGGCGCCATGAAGCCACCAGAGATCTTCGCGCCCTTCGGCCTGATCTGATTCAAGTCGAAGTACACCTTGCGTCCTGCGTACTCTGGATATTTACCCCCGTCTTTGAAGAAGCTCGACATCAACACGTCAAGCGCCGTGGCCCATCCCTCGATGGAGTCCTCGACGACGTGAGTCTTCGGCTGCTTCGTCCTCGGAGCGATCACTGGGATCTTGTCGACGTGATGCCTCTGCACCGAGAAGCCGGCGCCTGCGCCGCACAACAGGATGTAGAAGATCTCTCCAAAGAATGAAGCGCGATCGGCATAAGACGAAGTACAGTTGTACATCTTCATCTGGTGCTTGAGCAGCTGATCGCCGCCGAACTGCAAGGCGCGCTGAGCTCCGAGTACGAGCTTGTCTTTGTAGGCGGCCTCCGCGAACGCGATGTACTCGGCGAGCTTCGGAGTCATCTTGTCCTTGTAGAAGTCGCGATGCATATTCATCACTCGCTCTACGGCTTCATCCCAGGTCTCGTAGCGTCCCTTGTCTTCGTCGTATCTAGAGTAGGACTCATAGAACTTAGCGTCGGACAATAGCTTACGTGTGTCAGTATACATGAGTAGTACCTCTCTCTAAATCTTCTTCCAGCGTTGTAGGGCGAGCTTGGCCTGAAGGCCGCGATGTGTAGACCGGTGTATTAGATCCAAGACGTTCCGACGACTCATACCGGACATGATCATTTCATTTATATCCTTGTGGGGAACGTCTTCGAGGATGCAGACACGACGGTTGCTGTCTATGTATGCTTGCATCTGTTTGACGATGTCCTTGTTCCGAGGCTCATTGTCGAAAAAATAAATGGTGTCATTACTCAGCGGCAGAGCAGATAAGTCCGCGGAGCTACCCGCCAGAGCTATGCAGTTCGGCAGGAATAAGGAGTCGATCGGCCCCTCGACCACGATGACTTCTTTCTTGAAGTCCACTCTATCTAAGCCGAATACTTTAGGCGCTTCTTCCTTGAACTTGATGGTGACGTACCTCAGCTTGGCGTCTTTCTCCAGAGACCTGCCGGTACAGCCGGTGACGTATCCATTCTGGTCCACGAACGGGAGCACGAGCCTGCCCTCGTCTTTCTCGAGAGTCTGCGCAGAGAACTTGTCGGGGATGTAGTGATTGACCCAGGTGTAGAACTTCGGACACCAGTACAAGAAGTAGTGAGTGTCGGTCGGTATCTTCCGAGACTCGACGTACTGTCTGCACTTGTGATCGAATGGGAGTTGGGATACTTTCTTGAGAGTCTTCAGCGGCTCGAACTTGTCGGTCCTGCGCTTGTCGAACTTCTCTATCTGGTGCTCGAACTTGGTGGCAGGCTTAGAAGAGAAGCCGTGCTCCTTGAGCCACTCCATGTTGTACTGCTCGAAGAGAGTCAGGTCGACCTCTCTCAAGAAGTTCTTGAACTTGGTCGACTTGCCGCAGTTGTGACACTTGTACCAGAAGGTGCCCTTGTACTCGAAGACGTAGCCTCGAGCCTTCGACTTACTCTTCTTAGAGTCGCCGCAGATCGGACACCTGAAGTTGTATTGAGTCTTGCCTACCTTCTTGAATCGGTCTAGGCGAAAGGACAGGAGGTTGACGTATTTCTCGTCAAGCCATGTAGAATTTGTCGTTAACATAAGCTAGCCTCATTTGCGCTAGCCCCATTATACACACTATGGTATAAAAGTAAACAGCTTACTGAAGTCTACTTTAGAGGCGAGCAGCGAGGCCACGATCGCTCCTCCCACGACAGTCCACTTCCACTTCTCGATGGCGTGCATTCTGGTAGACAGGTCTTCGTAGTGCTCTTCTTCCTTGGTCGAGAGTTTATTCAGAGTCTCTACTATTTTTTTGATCTCGTCGTTCATCTTCTCAACGATCTCTTCCGTTTTCTTTTCCTGATAAGTCAGCCTCTGTTCATGAACTACCGCCAACTTCTCGAGAGAAGTAGAAACATCTGTGAGCTTGTCGATCGTCAAGTCAAACTTAGCAATCAGACCATTGTACTGGCTGACCTCTTTCTCCAAGAGAGCGACCTTCATCGATAGCTCTGGGTCTAGGTGATTTATCTCTTTTTCTAAGAGAGCTACCTTCGTCTGTAGGTCATCAGCCATTGGAATTCTCCTCGATCCACTCTCTGAATCCCATGAGAGACTTCAGCGCGCTCCTCTTGAGTGGAGCCTCTGGGTCGGTGACGATGACGCGCTTCTTTCTCTTAGGAGGTACGCCAGGCTCGGCGAACTTCTTAGACTCCGGCGTGGTAGGATCTGCTCCAGTCGGGGCCGCGCCCATGCCGGCGGCTGCTCCCACTCCTACCATCTCTCTTAATCTAGTCATAGATCTCTGAGCCTCTTCTCTATCTCAGGATCCATCGGAATCCTGGCTGTGTAGTGATTGGTTCCGTCGATGTTCTCTACTATGTCTGGTAGTATGCTCAAGAATACCAAGAAGGGCTTCACATAAGACTCCATGCCCTCCAGCTTCAAGAATATCATCCTCACAGTAGCCATCGGGCCAAACACGTTATTCAGCGCTATGACATGATTCAGTATCAGTCGTTCTTTGAGGTCGCCTCGTTTGACGTATCTATTGAGTAGTCTCTTTATGTACTTGAATCGCTTCAAGTCCTCGTAGAACTCGGCCGTGTCGTAGCACTGTGGATTATCGTAGTACTTCGCGGCGTATAATAAGAAGTTGGACTCGTCCAAGCGTTCATACATAATAATAATTTAAGCGCCAGTTCCGCTGTTGAGAGTCTTGACTAGTACGGCCAGCCTGTTAATAGCATCCTCGATAGTGGTAGGAGCTGGATTCGCCCAGTTACTGGAGTTCGCACTATAGTATAAAGAAGAATTCGCCGCTCTCCCGATAGTACCGTTGGAACTGAAATTCCAAGTGAAAGCATTAGAAGTTAGAGATACGCCAGACGGTTCGACTGCTATCGAAGATAGAAAAGATCCACTCGCGTCTAGTATTTCAGCAAAGAAGCCACCCGAAGACACATAAGCCCAAGAGCTACTGTTAGCGTGGTCACTAGCTACTGAAGTATTACTGTTGTAATGAATCTGTACGAGAGTATTGGAGATCATATTCAAGCCTACGTTAGAAGACCTGATACTGACATTCACAGTACTGTTAGTAGTCGTGATGACGTTGTTGTTAAATGTGAAGTTACCGAGCTTAGCGACTGCGTTCGTGTATGCTGCCGTCGTCTTAGTGTCGATGGCGGTGCTATTGACGTAGTTGAGTAAGTTGCCGACGGTGATCTTTTTTGAAGTGGGAACACTGGATACGTTCTGTACTAAGTACAAAAGGTCAGCGTTAGACACGGAGTTAGCGGCCGTGAGCTCAGTGATCTTCTTAGTTGTAGTAGCCATGTGTTCCCACTCTCAGTTTGTTTACGAGGTGATCGTAAGGACGGCGTTGCCAGAGTTGACGTTCGCCGCGCCTGTAGCGCCGACCTGTACGCGATAGATCTTGCCGTTGAGAGATGGCGAGGTGTTCGCGAGGATCGACAGAGTAGCAGTCGTGGAGTTGCTGTAAGCACCACCGCTGACGTTGGCGAACGACGCGCCGCCCCAGAGCTGCCACTGATAGGTGATGGTAGCGCCCGACGGTACCGAGGCAGCGACGACGCTGATGTTGGTGATGTCGTTGTTGGTCGAGTTACCAGAGGCGTTAGCCGGCTGCGTGGTGATGTTGAGCATGTAATCCGGAATGACCGGATCGTCAGAGCCGTCTTGTGCGATAGTCTTCATTGCAACGAGGGTCTCGTTCTGTACGCGACCTGCACGGCTGCCCGAGCCGACGGTGCGAAGCACCCATCCGGCGTGAGTGACCTTAGTGTTGGCGCCGCCACGGAGAGCCTGAGCTTCCTGACCGCTGACACCGAACTGACCAACTGTGATGCCGGTGATGAAAGCGTCGGCAGTGGTGTTCGTGTATAGGTTTGCCTGATTATCAGTATTCGGAGTCAACTTGACTTGAGTAGTTGCCCAGAGTACTGAATTTGCAGCATCATCGGTATTACCCCAATTAGCCATTAGTAGTTACTCCTGTTGGTTGTTATTCTCATTCTTTCATATCACGATGAAACTTTGAATTGCTCTGCAGAATGAAGCTGTTTCTGGTCGATACTAACTTCGGTTCGTCGAAGATCTCTACTTGATCTTGAGGCGGCTTCTTCGGCTCTGCCTTGACGACTTCGACCGCTGGCGTGAACTTCTTGCCGCCGATGATTATCGTATTAGCCTTTATTGTCATGCGCGAACTCGACTAGCTTCCTAGCTAACTGTCTCATAGGAGAGACAGACTCGTCCACGTCGATGCGACGCGGCTTGATCTTATTGACTCGAGCCCTGCGCTCGATCGTCTCTTTGTCGCCGGGCTTGAGCTTCATCTTCTCGTAGGGAGTGCCCTTGACGTTGTCTCTTACCGGAAAGTCGGTCACTTCAACTTCTCCTGAGCTACCTTCGCGGCTTCCCTAGCAAAGCCAGGTCCCTTCACGCGATTAGCGTAGTCGGCCACCTGCTGAGGAGTGTTCTTACCCTTGGCGATGGCCTCGTCCACGAAGCCATTGACCTTCTTCTCATGAGACTGCTTCATCACATTCGTGATGTCGTTGAGTACGGACTTTGGTCCGTCGAATAGACTCGGCATTACTTCACCCTTCCCTTGTTCTCGTCGTGCATCATGACGTCGTGTACTGTACTGATGTAGTCACTGGCCAGAGAGATCTTCGTCTGGATCCAGGCTTCGAGTTGCTCTTCTTCACCGAGGGAGTCTGCCATCTGCTTGGCCTTCTCAGCCATCGCGAGGAGCTGAGTCTTGGCCATGCCACCCTCGTAGTCTCTCTCTTCCTTGACGGGCTTCTCTTCCTTCGGAGGCTCCTGAAGCTTGTCGACCGCCTTATTGACTCGCTTCTGCCAGTCGTCGAGCATCTTCTTGCCCGCCGACTTGCGACCTTCCACGAGAGAAGTCTTGATCTGTGACTCCAGTGACTTGTACGTCATCTTACACCTTTAGTGTTGACTTGAGCATCCAGCCGTGCTTGGCGTGGATGTCGATCCTGTCTTGCAGGAAGTTAGCGAGGCCATAGACCTTCTGCTTCTCGGCCTCGAGGAATGCAGCCTTCAGCGTCTCCATGACCTTGTCGTTGTCGTCCTTGAGCTTAGACACCATTGCCACAGCGGCAGGAATGGAGGTCTCGTCTTTTACGGTGGCCAGCTGACCGAATCGAGTGAACGAGCCTGGCGCGTATGCGTCGAGCGTGCGGATCTGCTCGGCGATGGCGTCCGTAGCCAGCCACAGCTCGTTGTAGATGCCACCGAAGAAGGCGTGCATCTCGTTGAAGTTCGGACCGGTCACGTTCCAATGAAACATGTGAGCCTTCAGGTACATGGCGAAGGTGTCCGCGAGGACTATCTTCATCTTTTCGACTAGCTCTTCCATTCTATTCCTCTCTCAATATTTACCAAGCTCTGCAAGACCAGTACTTGGCCTTCCACTTCGGACCGGGGTTGACGTCGCAGCCGTGACGGGCGCGGAATGACTTACGGGCAGCGGGATTGCTCTTACGAATCCTCATGTTCGGATCGCCAAAGCGAACCTTGACGACGTTGCCCTTGGCGTTCTTCACGTATACGGCGCGCTTCTTATTCTCGCCTGGAGTGAGGAACGGCTTATTGAGCGACACCTTGCGGCCTCCACTCTCTGCTTCTTCCTTGACAGCTGGCTGCTTCCATCTATCTACTCTACTTTTACACTTCGAATTACTGCAGGTAAGCTTACCTTCCCGATCATCATGTAGACTCATCTCTTTGTATTTTCCCTTACCGCAGGAAGAACAAACCTTGCCGGTCATATCGGTGCTGTGCTTAGTCTCTTCCTTGACGCAGTTCGGAACAGGATTACCGTTTCTGCCCTTCTTCATGCCCTCCATCCTGTAGCCGGTCCAACACGGACCCTTCTTCTCGTGAATGACGGCGTATACCTCGACTTCCTCGGACTCTTCACCCCAGTCCTCGTACTCTACGTCTTCTTCTAGGTTGAAGAACTCCTCGGCGTAGCCGAGCTCCAGCTCCTCCACGAACTCCGAGAATGACTTCATGGAGTCTTCTTCCTCGCGCAGGTCCTTGTCGGCGCCGTGATATGTGCCCTTGCCCTTGGTGATGTACGAGTTGACTCTGGCCATGCCCCACTGCTGAGGAGTGGTTCCCGGCCTGTGACCGGTCCTCCAAGCGGCGACGCCCCTCTTATACACGGTCCTCAGGGTACCTAGGGAGACGCCAGACGACTTGGCCTTCTTAGCAAGAGCGCTGCCGGCCTCCTCGTCGATCATCTCTTCCTCGAGCTCGACTTCCTCACCGAACTTGGCGCGATACGCCTTCGTGTGCTTAGACTCCTTCGTCTTAGCATTGGCGTCGCCCGGCGCAGGCTCGTAGGCAGCCGGATCCTTCGTATCCATCTTGGACGTCTTGGCCCAATGCGCCTTGCGTGCAGCTACGGTAGACTTTGATAGACCCTTGTAGTAGGCCTTATTCTCGGAGATGTAGTCGCCAAAGAATTGATCGAAGTGTGACACGATTCCACCTTTTCCGCCTGGTCTGTAGGCGGCAGCTCCTGGATCGCTGGCTACTGACAGGTAATTCATGTTTGGAGGGTTGATGACTATCTCTACGCGGTTCTTGCCCTTGCCGACGGTAACAGTACCCTGAGGTATGTTAACCTTCTGCTGGTTGGCCGGCTTCTGCGAGTCGTCACCCTTATTCGGGATCTTCTCTGAGGCGCCCTGGTCTTGCTTTGCGTCTGCCATCTCTAAACCTTTGATTCTACTAGTACTGTATTTATGCTATTCAGAGACTGCTACTCTACGCCCATGCCCTTGCGCACGTCGGAGTACATCTTCTCGCCATCGACACCCTTAGGCACGCCGGACATGAACTCCTTCTTCCTGCCTGATGCAGCGTGATCACGCATCTTAGAGCCGGACATTCCTTCGACTCCCTCGGCGTCGGGGTCGCGATGGCCGGCAGAGACTACTCTGATAGACTTGAAGTTGTAGTGACCATGCCTGCCTTCTGCCCCGTTGTACTTGTGCAGGAGGTCGTGAAACTCCTTGACGCGATCCTCGCCTGCCACGATAGTCAGGTGCTTGTAGCCCTGAGCATGAGCCCTGGCGGCGTGGTGCAGTAGAGTAGGATGCGCGCTCGAGGAAGTAGTGATGTTAGTCTCTGGCGAGGCCGCCTTGGCGTGCTCGAGCTTTTGAGCTGGAGATAGCGGATTCTTCTTTGGATCTTGTGAGTGAGACAGGACTACCTCGTGATCGGCGCCTAGCTTCTTCGCAGTAGCGCGAACGCTATCGAACAACTTCACGTGACCAGGCTGTACTGGATTTACTCGACCGAAGGCGAGGACCTTGTGATCGCTTTTCTTCTCTTCGCTGAGTAAAAACTGTAGAAAAGTAAACATTACTTCTCTCCTCCCTTGAACCACTTGGGTGTTGAGCCAGTGCCGAGCTTACCATTTACCTGAATCGAATTAAACGATCCATGAGTAGGTCTATGTGAGAAAGTTATGATGTGATTGTTATCGTGATCTAAGATATGAACATGACCACCCGGCGTAGTCATTGCTCTCAGCTTCTTGGCCTTGTTCAAGAGAACGTACTGTTTCTTCTGCAGGATGGCGTCAGACGTACCTTTGTCGCCTACTACGTAGTGATACGGCACCTCTGGGCTAGATTTCATGACTTGATTTAGCATCTTCTTCTGAGCAGCTAAGTTGCCGCCATTGAATACAGTAGCGTGATGAGCAGCTGCTTCAGTCTGAGCTTCGGCATTAGCCTTGACTATAGCGGGCTTGTCTCTGATCTCTTTAAGCTCAGCTCCGGTGTGCTGATCGATACCGAGCTTCTTCATCTTAGCATCCCACACGCCTTTGATATTCGACTTGAATCCGGCATTGTTCATCATCTGATCGAAGCTATTATGAGTATTATTGCTGAGTGTACCAGACTTGAATTTTAGAGAGGCGCCGTGTAGCTCTCCTCTCTTAGTCTTGATCATGATATCGTGAGGATTGCCTGACCTGTCTACTCTATTACCTACGAGATGATCTATTCCAGAGTATGTGTGATGCACTTCATGAACGTCTTCAGGCTTGATGCCTTCTTTTTGAAGAGAAGACAGATAGGCGCGGCCAGAATTCTCTGCGTACTGCTTTACTTGCTTCTGTACTTCGGGTGTCAGCTTCTGCATAGCCTCGGCATGCATCTGCTGCATGCGAGCGACGCGCTCTCTCTGAGCCGGGTTCTTCTTAGCGGCAGTGTTATTGTGCACCCACAGAGCCGTAGCAGTCTCGTATGCTGCGCCTCGTGGAGTGTTAGAAGCGCTGGCCTCTGCAGCAGCACTCTTAGCTTCGAGGATAAAATTGATGAATCGTGGTATCACTTTCCGACACCTCCCTTTTGTAGATTGGCGGCTGTGAAAGAAAGTTTACCGCTCTCTTCATCCGGTCTGCGGCGAAGCACCTTTACCGAGCTGCCCTTATAGTTATACACGTGACCCTCGGGCCCGACTTCTTGATCACCAATGAAGCTGCGATAGCCGTGAGTATTAGTCATCGAGTCAGACAGGTGAGAAGTGGCCTGCTCCATCTCTTGTTGAAGGCCGAGAGCATTCTCGAAGTGAGCCTTATTTCTCCTGACGTGCATGATGACACCCTGAGCTGCTTGTCTCTTAGAGTTCTGAGAGGCCGCCGTCTTCATCTTCATGGCTTCTTTCTCACCACGGTCCTGTAGCCACTGCGTGAATCCACCCAGGCTCTGAGGCTTGCCTTCTCGAATGGTGTGATTGACGTAGGTCTCGAGAGCCATGCCGTGAGGAGTGACTAAGTCATATCCTGTGTGACCATCTTGGTCTGGCTTGCTGAGAGCTTCGTGATGAGCTGCCGCATTCTGCAGGTGCTGCTGTACTCTAGACACTGTGTCTTTATCAATGACCGGTGGATTCGTCGGCATCACTGACATGAAGTGAACATCGGGATGTTGACCTATCCTGGCCATGTCATCTTCAGAGATAGGCTTAGCCCTGCCATGCTCGTCGTATATGGTGTGAAGAGCCACTCCGACTTTGCTGTTGCGAATCTTCTCGGCCTCTTCTGAGTTAGAGGGGACCGCATAGCGAAGGAGGTTGGATTTGAAAGTAAGGTGCGGGACTCCGTCGATCATCTCTTCGCGGACGTCTTTGTTTCCGGAATGCACCAAGTCGCCTTGTACCGTCATGCCCGGAGGTAGTATGCTCGGTACGTTGTCGTGAAGATCCTTGAGCTTCTCGGCAAGACCTAGCTTGTCGCCGTGATTGCGATCGATGTCTTCGTGAGAGGCGTTGATCTTAGGATTGGCATTGAAGGCGGACTTAGTCGCCACTGTGCCAGCCGGGTGCTTAGCAGAAGGTCCCGACACTACTACGGAAGGAGAGCCGTCTACTTTTACTTTGAGATCTTTGGGAAGCTTCCCCTTTATCACGTGAGAGAGTAGCGTGTTGAGAGCACCGAGTCCGTGCTCGGTGCCATCTGCTCCGGCTAAGTGACCGAGAGAAGACGTATGATATAGATGTGTGAGAGGCCCGTCGCCTAGAACGGCAGCGGCTTTAGCCTCCAATAGATAATGTCTGAAATTGAGCATAGGTCCGCCTCGATTTGATTCTGTCTTCTATTTATCAAATCTGCGACGCTGCTTTTTAATTATCGACAGGCTTGTAGCGCAGCTGCCTGTCATAAGAACCGACCATGACATGTCTCTCGTGTTGGTCGGCGGCGTACAGCAGGACTGTACGCATGCGGGGATGATCTGTCAGGAGTCGAACGGCCAGTTCCTTGGCGGCTGCGAGGCTCTCTACTTCTGGCTCTCTGATCCAGCCACCACGTGGCGTGAAGCCACTAACGGTGTAAGAAGAAGTCTGGCTCAGTATCTCTCTGTTGTATCTATCGACGGCTCGCTCTATCTTCATCATGTAGTCCTCGTGTTATCTAGAGACTTCTTCCCAGTCAAGCGATGCGTAGCAGTTGCTAGTCGCAGTACCGGTGGCTACCGCTATCGTGAAAGGCTCAGGAGTAGAAGTGAGCCCGTTCCTCTCAAACTGGAACTTGAACAGCGCTTCTTTCAAGATGTTTATGGAAGGAGAGGACTGAGTCGCCGAGTTGAAGTAGCCGGTAGCGAGCGTCCTGCCTCCAGTTATGGAGTTAGCGGTCAGCGTGTACTCGACGGCAGAATCAGCTCCGGCTGTAGACCAGGCCTGAGTGTTTGAGACGGTCCCGCCCGCGATCATCTTCCACTGGAAGTCGATGCCGCTGCCTCTACCCATGAGAGCAATCGCGGTCGGTATGACGATGGCGTCGAGTGCCGTAGACTTGAGTCTGGCAGATACTACTGGATAGAAGACACCAGCGTCGGTGAGACGATACCCAGTACCGACTGGACTGCCGACGGCCTGCTGCAGGCCTCTGAGTTCGTAGCCACCCTCGGACATGACGGAAGAGCACACCTGCTTCATGGTGCTATTGCTCGCGGCAGTGCCGGTGTTCCTGATCTCGTACCTGAGTGGCAGAGATCCGGTGGTCATGTACGTGGAGGTGATGTAGTTGGCGTGATGGAAGGAGTGGCAGTGAATGAGGCGACCGTCGATGACGAAGCCGCAGCGGACCGATCCGAGACCGAGCCACTCGATGTCGTGGAAGACGATCTGTGCCTTGGACATGTCCAGAGTCTTCTGCGACGGACTACTGGCTACCGCTCCTAGTAGCGTGTCTATATTCCAGTCGGCCTGCTCGGCCCTAGTCTCTACGACGGATCCATTGGAGTAAGAGCGCTCGACGAAGGCTATGTTGGTGCCGTTGGCCTCTAGATAGATGCCATTCTGCGGGCTAAAGTACCCGACTCTCTGTCGGACATTGGCCTTCGGCGGCTCCATGACCACCGTATTAAGGATCTGGAGCGACTTGCCTGGCTGATAAGAGAAGACCTTCGTGGTCTCTCTGATGATCTCTGCTCCCGAAGTGACGGGGAGGTTCAGCTCTATGAGACCGGCGTTAGCATTGAATGAGTAGGTAGTCCCGACACTATTAGAAGTGGACCACAGGCCGTTGTCCTTATATCGGTGAGAGGAGTCAAACAGAGTCAGAGGGGTAGACATCCTGGCCCTTCCGAATGCGTCTACCGCCATGCCAGACGGGTTGGCAGCTCCGACCAGGTTACCATACTCGTCAGCAAGCATCATTACCTCGAAGATGGTCTTTCCATCCGCGAGGTACTGATGCGAGTCTTTTCTAAATTGTGCCATGTTTCACCGATAAATTAGAGGGACTACCTCTATTTATCAGTCTAGAGTCCTATGGATTTTTGAGTATACTTGAGAGGTCCGCCCTTGAAGTCGTCTCGGAGCCAGTCCTCGAGGATCTCGAACCTGATGGCCGCGTCTTGATCTCCTGCGTCTAAGAGGTCTTCCTTGGCCGCTCGCACGAACTTAATGAGGCTGCCGAGGCTGACATTCTCTGAGTCGTAGGCTCCGGCCGCGTGAGTCTTGCCTGCTCGCTGGTTCATTAGAGGTCCTCCTCTGGAGTATAGTCGTCGTCATCGTAGGGTGGATCGGTGTCTACGCAGACGTTACCGAAGTAGATGAGACCGTCTTTAGAATAGGTCTCGAAGGGCTCTTTGAACTCTATTACCTGACCACCACGAGTGGTGTTGTCGTCAGTCTCGAGGTTTAGGTCCTCGATACGGGCGCAACCGATCAAGCCGGCGTCCACCGAGTACTCACGACCGTGATTGTCGAAGTAGGTGCCATCACCCCACTTAGTGGAATAGCAGGCGAACTGAGTCCCGTCCTTGAACTCCATCTCTCCCGAGAGCACGTGGGTACCCGAGATTGTGACGTCGCAGAATTCGTCCCAACGCTCGTGCATCACGTAGCAGAGGTCGCCGACGTAGTAAGTTCCAGCTGGCATAGTCATATCAGAAGTCCTCCGCATAAGAGCAGGTTTCAAATCGATCCGAGTCGTCTAAGTCTTCCTCGACTTCCTCTTCGTCTGTCCAACCTAAAGTCTCTGCCATCTGGCGGACTTCGCTCTCGGACATCCAGTTGAGGATCTCGAGGATGAGCTGATCCTTGTCGAAGCGTCCTTCCTTGACCATCTCGAGGATCGTGTTGGTGTATTCGCGTGCCATGATTACCTCCTGTTAAACGAGACGATCGAGAAGAGACTGGCGAAGACGAGCGCCCTCTCCGTCCTCGAGGGAGTAGAACTGGAGTCCGCGCTCCAACGCACCGCGGAGCAAGTCACGGGAGTACTCCTCGGGCTCCCACTGGCCCTCGAGCCCGTAGCAGGAGCAGTGAGAAGCCGTCACCCAGAAGTACCGGTCACCCACGCGGTATATCACATCCGCGTATCCCTCGTAATCAGGTTGATCGTAGAGAGCCAAGAGCACCTCGTCGGGCTCAGGCACTTCTACCTGAAACTGCTCGCACACGTCATGCCAAGACCGAAATTCACCGTAGTACATCATCATTCTCCAATTATTAGAGCCAGCCGTCTTGATAGTGGCAGGCGACATAGTCTATGGGAAGAGGCAGCTCTTCACGCTTAGCATTCTCTTCCTCAGCGTCTTCCTGAGCGTAGACAATCATCTCGGCCTCCCACTCCTTGTCCGCTTCAATCTGGCGCGAGATCTGCTCGCCGAGATAGTCGACCTCACGCTGGAGGTCCTCGTCGGACATCGACTTGAAATCGATGTGACGGGGACGAAAGCCCGTCGCGTCCTTGTACATCTCCCAGACGAGAGTCTCGAGGTCGTAACGCTTGTACTGGGCAACAGTAGTGATACCTATCTCAGCCCAGTGAGTCAGATCCTCGGTGAGGAGACCAGCCCAGCGGTTGTCCGGATCTTCGGCGATCCAGGCAAGAGTCTTGGCATTCAGAGCGGCGAGGTGTTCAGCGAGAGTCATGTCGTTCTCCTTGATCATGTGCAGATCTTACTGCGCTTCTGATAAAATGTCAACCCATCATCAGGCTGATTTCGTACATGCACTCTTCTTTGAGTTCGTGGAAGTAGGAGTAGTCGTCGCCGTGAAGCTGCTTGATCTGAGCGTCGGTCAGGTCGAAAGCGACCTCGGGGAAGTTCTTGATGCGGCCGTTAGAGTAGCGAGCCAGTGCCTTGAATTCCGAGTTGGTCATGCCGGTGTTTCCCTGTGTTTCCATTATTAGTATCTTACCTGACCTCGCATTAAATGTACATGCCTAAAACGCTCCCTGGGAGAAAAAAGCGCATAAAAAAAGCCTAACCAAATCAAAGACTTAGGATGTACCTGCAAGTCCATGAAAAGATTAGGCTTTTTAATGGCCCTGGGAGCCCTTCCGGAGCTCCCAGGCCGGCTAGGGGCTTACCCCATGCGGTAATACAGGACCTGCCGGCCATTGACCATGCGGCGGTTGGAGTAGATCTGGAAGCCCTCGGCGCGAAGATCCGAGATGCGCTTCATCACGGTGCCACGAGGAACCTTGGTATCCGAGGCGATCCGCGAGGCGGTCACGCCGGGGGACTTCGGACGACGGGCGAGGTAGTTAGCAACTCGATCGATATAGGCCATTCATAGTTCTCCATAAAAAAGAGAGTGAACCATTCACTCTTTCTCAGTATACTCCCTGTGCGCATTCATGTACACAGGGAAATTAGTGGCGACCCCTGGAGGACTCGAACCTCCGACCCACAGCTTAGAAGGCTGTTGCTCTATCCGCTGAGCTAAGGGGCCTTGTGATACGCGCGCTGCCATCCGTCATGAATTCTCTTCATGTATTTAGGATAGCTACGATCCAAGAAGTCGACTGCCTTCATCACCGGCTGGTTGCCGAAGATCGGGTCTGTCCACTTGTAGTCGTCGAATATGATGACGCCGCCTGGTTTCAAGAGATGCAGCGAGTAGATGCCGTCATTGACCACGTCCAGAGTGGCGTGCGAGCCGTCCACGTAGATGATGTCGAAAGCTCGATTGTCCCTGCACAAAGCAGGAAGTACGAACCTCGAGTCGCCCTTCAGCAGGCGAACTTTCTCAGGCCAGCGGGAGACTCCCATATTGAACTGGAACTTCTGCTCCATCTTGTTGACTTGGCTGGGATCGTGCTCGTGGCTTCCCTTGAAGGTGTCGATGCAATAGATCAGACTCTCTGGATGATCCATCATATTGTCGAGAAGCCAGGTAGTCGCTCGGCCCTCGAAGCAGCCGATCTCGAGGATCTTCAATAGATCGCCGTTCTTCTTATTAGTCTCGACGAAGATGCTCTTCCAGTTCTCGATGTTACCGCTGAACCAGTCCTCGCCGAACTTGTAGTCCATCATGCGATAGTTATTCAGTGCATCCGGTCGTGTGAGACCGGCGACGAAGCCGGGATTGTGCCTGAAGTTCTGCTTGTCAGTCACCGCGTCGTGGTGTGTGAAGGACTCGCGGTCGCCGATGGCGCAGACTACGTACGGCGGATCGATCTCCAAGAACTCCAGATCGTACCTGTTACGTACGCTGATCAAGGCCTCGGTCGGCAGCAGCCTCTTCTCTTCCTCGATCTTGTCTAACAAGAAGCGGGCTGTATTAGGAGTCAGCGCGTAGGCGTGTGCACCCTCATGGCGACGAGCCTCTAGGTACTCGTCTGGTAGGTCCGGAAACTCGTAGTCGCCGGCATAGTCGAGGCGCGGGCCGAGGTGCAGGATCTGATCGTCGCGGACCTCGAGGTGAGTGTAGTCTTCCTTGACGATCGCGTCGTGTTCTAAGACGATGCCGGCCTCTGTTCCAGCTGCGATCTTACGCCAGATCTCGATGTGACCGAGGGCAGCGTTGTACTCCTTTACGTACTGACGATCGTTCTCTTCGATGCCCTCGCGGCCGATCTTCCATCCGGTCTTCTCGGCAAGGGCTTCGATGGTGAGACCCATGAAGCCCTCGAACATCTCGTGCTCCACGCCGTACTTCACACACGAGGCCTCGCACTCCTTCGCGTACTCTCTCGACTTCTCAGTGTCGATGTATAGGATGTATGCCTTACCCAGTTTCATAACTTCTTGATCCCCATTACGTAGTTCTCTGCGGCGTCTTCATGGTACTGCTCGCTGTGTCCTTCGTAGGACTCAGTCGCTATGACCAAGTCGTTCTTTATATAGTCGACCTCGATGTGCTTCGCCTCTCTATTGTAGTAGACGATAGCCTTGAGGTTCATGTCGTCGGAGTAGAATGTCGAGAGCTCTACCTTATTCACTTCATAATCCTCTTCATACTAATCTTGGCGCCGAATGCGATGGCGATGAGAATGACAACCAAAGCGAATAGTACGAAAGCCAGTGGAATCCAGATGGGAGCGAGTACCCACCACCAAGACCAGTCGATGTAGTTAGTCAACTTGAGAGTGATGAAGATGAGACAGAGGATACCAAGAAATCCAGGATTGATGTTGACGTCTACTGACGGTTTCATATCGAACTCCATATTGAATTGGTGCGCCCGGTAGGACTCGAACCTACACTCAGACAGTTATGAGCTGTCAGCTTCACCTTTAAGCTACAGGCGCTATTGGTACCCCCTGTCAGATTCGAACTGACCCTGAAGCGATTTTAAGTCGCTCGCCTCTGCCGCTGGGCTAAGGGGGCTTTGTTGGTAGGCGTGTAGGGATTCGAACCCTAGCGAGAACACCAATCTAGTGCTAAAGGGTTTATAAGTCCCTCCGGGCCACCTGGCCACACGCCCGTGTTCTATTTAAGATAGAGCTCTATCCGCTCTTCCATATATTTTTTGACTGTCAAGAGCTTGTCCAACTCTCTATGTGTGAAGTTCTCTGCCGCGTCGTCGTACGCTTTGCCTATGGCAGGATCCAAGAAGTTTCGGATCTCATAGTTTAGCATTGTAACCAGAAGTTGCTTATGAGAGTCAGAGATATGCATTACGCCCTCCATGATAGTCAACATACCCTATCTATTCAAATTGGTACATACCGAAATCGTAGGAGACAGATTCCCTCGGTCCTATAAATACTGATGCCTGCCAACCCAAGGAAGGAAATCATGCTCATAAAAGTGTACGGTTCGAGCACTAAGCGCATGAAGGCGCTCGTTCGTGATGCCGTAAAGCATGTTGCCGCGAATTTCTTTGACAAGAGGATCCTCGAGAATCTCGAGATCTCCGTCAAGTTCGACTCCAAATTGATGGACGAGACGGGAGACGTGGCCCAGATGGAGTGGATGGACAATCATCTCCGTGGACGTGTATTCACTATCTTTGTAGACAAGAACATCAACCCATTCCTGACGATCCTGTGTGTCATGCACGAGATGGTTCACGTGAAGCAGTACGCTAAGGGAGAACTCTTCCAGTCACTGAAGGAGTGCAACCTCCACAAGTGGAATCGTAAAGAGTGGGTCAATGACGAGAAGGTACCCTACTGGGACCTGCCGTGGGAGATAGAAGCCCACGGCAGAGAGAAGGGACTCATGCTCAGTTGGATGAGTGTGACAGACTTGTTATCCGAAGAGGAGAAGCAAGACTGGCGAGCTAAGTTCATGTTCTCTTAGACCAACATCTTTAACTTATCTTTGAGGGACTGATTAGTCTCTCTACCCATGTCAGTACGATCGAACACGGGGCCCTCGAGCAAGTTCTCTTGGGCTCCCTGCTCTACGTCGTAGAACTTCATCTTAGCCCTGTCCACTCCGATCACGAATCGCTTGAACTTGTTAGGATCGCCGTATCGATTCTTCAACTGCTTCACCATGATCTGTCCCATGTCGGCCAGCTCCTCGGTAGAGATGAGAGCGATCATGAAGTCGGCCGTGGCAGGTAGACCGAACGACTCAGAGGTGTCGGTCAGTTCTACGTCCGACGATGAGTAACCAGTACGAGTAGTCTGCGTGGCAGACACGATCGGCAGCTTGAACTCCACTGCGAGGCCGCGCAACTCCTCGGCGATGCTCTTGATGTAGGTGTACGAGTTGACGTTAGCGCCAGGCTTGATGCGAGAGCTCGCGCAGATGTTGAGGTAGTCGATGTAGATGATGTCGGGCACGAAGTTCTTCTTCAGCGCCAGCTCGTTGAGTAGTGCCCTGAAGTGATGAGCAGAGGCCGAGGCAGTAGGATACTCCTTGATGAGCAGCTTACCGACGGTCTTCTCTCGTACTTTCTTCACCTTAGTGCGATAAGTCTCGCGAGGCAACACGAGCAGCTCGTCTAGAGGGACGTTCATGAGATTGGCGTCGATGCGCTTAGCGATCTCTTCCTCGGCCATCTCCATCGTTATGTACAACACGTTCCTGCCCAGAGTCAGGTTACCCGCTGCGCAATGACACATGAACATCGTCTTACCTACACCGGTGCCTGCCAGGATGATGTTGAGCGTCTTGGCCGGTATGCCGCCATTAGTGATCTCGTTCATGTAGTTGAGATCGAAAGGCAGCCTCGCCTCCTTGCGATGATAGAAGTCGTAGCGCTGATCGAAGTCCTCGAGGTAGTCGTGGCCGACCGAGTTGTCGAAGGTGACTGCCAAGGCGTCCTGCAGCACCTTCGGAATCATGCCCTTGTCGAAGCTCTTGTCGGTGCCATCCATGATCTGAATGGACTTAGACACGGCGTTGTAGAGGGCCTTGTCCTGACAGAACTTCTCGGTCGTGTCGATCAGCCAGTCCATTCCAGTCTCGTCGCGAGACAGACTCTCGACTACTTCCTTAGCCGCCTTGAAGCCTGTCTCATTGAGACCCGAGGCGTTGCCTAATTCAATGAGGATGGCTTCCTTAGAGGGAAGACCATTGTACTTGTTGATGTAGGCGTCGACCAACTTGAACGTGATCTTATGAGACGGATCTACGAAGTACTCCTCTTTCAAGAATGGTAAGACTTTTCTAGAGTACTCTTCGTTGTACGCGAGGTGCGAGAGAATCGTCTGCTCGATCATACAGATCTCCAATCAAAATGCGGCTCACTATAGATTTTTGATTGGCGATTGTTGATTGGTAGTAAGAGACTATTCGACTGAAGAGTCTTCCATGATAGGCGAGTCACTGGTCAGCGTGTACTTATTCTTGATGAACTCGGTCAGCTTGCCTTGCTTGAGGAGCATCATCCACAACTCTTTGTTATCCTCGACTTCAGCGAGACGCATGTTGTTGCCGATGAGCTCGCCAGT